ATAAGAAGTACATTCGAATTAAATCCAGCAATGATGATAGGATAATGCCATGGCAGTTAATCACCACTTTCAAGGCGGGAACGGCATTGGCGACACAAACGAGAAAACTCTTTACGAAGATTTAATTATCGAAGGCCTAAAAATTTACGGCCATGATGTTTATTACCTACCAAGAACACTAGTAAATAGAGACCTAATATTAGGTGAAGATAGTCTATCAAAATTTGATGACTCTTATCTAATAGAAATGTATGTTGAAACTACAGAGGGTTTAGCTGGTGAACAAGAATTAATCAATAAGTTTGGTTTAGAAATCAGAGAAGAAACAACTTTCATGTTGTCTAAACGAAGATGGATGAACGCTGTAGATAGTAACCATACTATGATTGTTGAAGGCAGACCTAATGAGGGTGATATAATTTATTACCCTTTAATGAATAAGTTTTTTGAAATTAGTTTTGTAGAAGACCAAGAGCCATTCTTTCAATTAGGCAACTTACCAGTTTACAAATTAAGAGCTAGAACATGGGAGTACAGTTCAGAAAGATTAGATACCGGCGTTACAGATATTGATAGTGCTGAAGACCAATACTCTATTGATATGTTGTCACACCAGTTTTCATTAGAAGACGGTACAGGTGCATTGCAATTAGAAAACGATAGTGTAAGTGGTGACGCAAATTACTTTATCAATGAAGATTATGCTTTACAGACACAATCAACTTATGCAGACAATTTAGATTTAGACGCACAAGCAGGTTTTAACACAGCAGATACTTCAGATGATATACTTGACTTTACAGAAAGAAACCCATTTGGTGAGGTAGACAATTAATGTTTGGATATTTTTATAACGAAAGTATGAGAAAAATGACCGTAGCCTTTGGTCAGATTTTTAATAACATACAAATAAAAAGAAAAGATAGTGCAGGTTCGATTGTACAATCAATTAGGGTACCTTTAGCTTATGCTCCTAAAGAAAAGTTTTTGGTTAGATTAGACCAACAACCTAATTTAGATGAAAGAGAAATGGCGATTACATTACCTAGAATGGGTTTTGAAATTTCAGATATTGCATATGATGGTAGTAGAAAGTTAACTAAAGTACAAAAATTCAAATCAGTTAAAACTGGTTCAGATGGTGAGGTTATGAATTATAATTATATGCCTGTGCCTTACAATATATCATATAATTTATTTTGTTTAACAGCAACTGCTGAAGGCGGTTTACAAATCATAGAACAAATATTACCATATTTTCAACCAGATTATACTGTAACTGTTAATGTTATTCCAGAAATGGGTATAAAAAGAGATATTCCAATTGTACTAAATAATATTAACTATGAAGACAGTTATTCTGGCGATTTTACAACAAGAAGAGCAGTAATATATACACTAAACTTCACAGCGAAGACATATTTATATGGACCTGCTTCAACACAAAAAGTAATAAAAGAAGCTCAATCAGACTTACATACTGATTTACCAGCGGCTACTAGAGAAGAACGAATTGTGGTTGTACCAAATCCAACAAGTGCTGACGCAGATGATGACTTCGGATTTACAACAACCATAACAAATTATGCAGATGGTAAAAATTATGACAAAGTTAGAGATGAGGATGTATAAATAATAGTATAAATAGTTTAAGGATTAACAATGGCATTAACTAAAGTACAAACAGGTTCAGTAGGTTTTGAAAATCAAACAGATGAGTTACATATGCCTAAAGGCACTACTGCTCAAAGAGAATCAAGTCCTACAACTGGCGCAATCAGATTCAACACAACACTAACAACTTGGGAAGGCTACAATGGTAGTACATGGACAGGTTTAGGTGGTGGTAATCCTTGGGTTACAAAGACTGCTAACTACACAGCAGCCGCTAGTGATAGAATTTTTGTAGATACTTCAGGTGGTGCAGTAACAATAACTTTACCCGCTTCACCATTAACAGGAGACCAAGTTTCAATGGTTGATGTAGCAGGTACATTCGACACAAATAATTTAACAGTTGCTAGAAACAGTTTAAAAATTATGGGACAAACAGCAGATTTAACAGTTGCACAAGAAAATGCTGGTATTGTTTTAGTTTATTCAGGTTCTACTAACGGCTGGAGATTAGCTAACAACTAATAGAGGATAAAAATGGCAGACAATTGGAGAAAAGTATGTATCGTTGAAAAAGACCCTGCTGATTCAGGTTCAACTGGCGGTATGGTTATTGGCGTTATATGGCAATACAGAAACGATAGTTATGAAAGTGGTTGGGAAGAACATAAATTAGCAGATTACACGGATACAAATAGATATACTACAGTTATTGTTGATGACGATTTAAAAGTAAAAGTTGGTTGGGTAATGCGTGATAAAACCGGCGATATAGCCAGTCAATAGGAGATATAGATGTCAAATTATAAAGATTTCAGAAATAAAGATACTGCCTTTACTGGTACAAAAGGTATTGATTTACCTACAGGTACAACTGGTGAAAGAGATACAGGTTACGGTTCAGGTACTTTAAGATACAATTCAACAACTAACTTGATGGAATATTACAATGGTTCAGATTGGAAAGCTGTTGACGCTCCACCAGTAGTTACCAATTTCAATATAGATGGCGGTTCAGCTATAACATCATATACAATTGATGATGAGTCTACAGGCAATGTTACAATGACCATTAACGGTTCTCTTTTTGATACAACAGGTGCCGATATTACTATGATTGCAAATTCAGGTTCAAATGTATCTCCAGATTCAACAACAAGAAATAGTGCAAACTTAATTACTTGTGTATTTGACGCTTCAGACTTTAATGAAGCAAACGGTCCTTACACACTTAAAGTTACAAACGGTTCAGGTCTTGCAGCTACTTTAGCAGACGCAGTAACGGCTGACCAAGCAGCGCCAGTATTCACAAATTCAGCTGATACAATTTATTCTTTATATGATAGTCTTAGAAGTTCAGGAACAATTCAACCAGGTGATTTATGTGGCGCTACAGACGCTGATGGTGAATCATTAACATATTCAGTCCAAACAGGTTCATTACCTACCGGATTTACACTTAACACATCAACAGGTGCAATTACATGGTCGAGTGTTAGTGCAGTTGGTAGTGATACTACATCAACATTTACAGTTAGAGTTACAGACGGAACAACTAATGTTGATAGACAATTTAAAATTACTATTAAACCTCCAGTAAGAACAACTTACAATTCGCCTGCTACTTTTGCAGTACCAACAGGCGTAAGTGCAGTAGATGTTATGTTAGTTGCTGGTGGCGGTGGTGCAGGCGGCTTCGGAGGCGGAGGCGCAGGTGGTTTAATTTACAGACCAGGATTTACAGTATCACCTGGTACACAAGTTACAGTAACAATTGGCCAAGGTGGCGCCGCTGGTGCTGAAGGTGGTGGTGACTCATATGAAGGACAAGATTCAGTATTTGGTACATTGACTGCTAAAGGTGGCGGCGGTGGAGGTCAGGCGAATTATGGTCCTGATTTACCAGAAAACGAAAATGTAGGAGATGGAGAACCAGGTGGTTCAGGCGGCGGAGGCGGTCACCCTAATAATACAGCATTAGGTGGTAATGGCGGCCAAGCAGGTGCAGCTACTCAACCAACTCAATCAGGAGATTCAGGCACTTACGGATTTGGAAATCCAGGTGGTAGAGGAAGAAATAATGTTTCTCCTAATTCACCAGAACCAGTTTCAACTGCCGGCGGTGGCGGTGGTGCTGGAGGCGCAGGCGGAGATGGTGACGCACAATCAACTCAGCACGGTGGTGCAGGTGGTGTAGGTAAAGCTTATTCTATCGCAGACGGTTCAACACAAGTTTATTACGCAGGTGGCGGTGGAGGTTCATACGGCGGAGAACCAGGCAACGGTGGCGGAGGTACTGGTAATACACAAACATCACAAAATTCTGGAACGGCAAACAGAGGCGGCGGCGGAGGTACTAGATATTCTGGTGGTCAAGGTCAAGGCGGCGCTGGTGGTTCTGGAGTAGTTATAGTTTCTTACTAAATACCATTATACTATTTTATATTAAGGAGTGAAAATGAGTGATACAATCAATCCCGAAGGCAAACAACCCAACAGAGGCGAAAAAGGCAAAATGGCATCCAATGTTGATGGCTCTCCTATTGAGGGAGTATTTGACTATGGTATTATGCAATATGAGGGTAGTGCTGAAACAGACGCACAAGCAAGAAGATTTATAGAAGAATTTACATATCTTTTAGAAAAGAAAAAAGATAAAACTGTAAGTGAAGTCTTAGAAGAATTTAAAGAAAAATTTAAAGTTAAAAAGATTGACCATTATAAGGTTGAAGACTCTTTATGGCATCAATTTACTAAAGATGAAAAACTAGGTATGAGTTTACAAGGTTTCAGGTCAGCACAAAAAGATGGCAAACCTTATCGTGTACCTCATGTTGCCTTTTCAGCAGATTTAGACTATCTGGACGGCTTTATAAATAGGATTATAAAGAAAGCAAAAGAGTTAAATTTGATTGATAAAGTTTAACTTAAAGAATATATAATGAGGTTACAATGCAAACATTCGAAACTGATGTACCATGTTGGAATAAAGGTTCAGATAACTTAATATTTCCATTCGGTCCACCAATATTTCAAACACACATACCAGACGATATACATTTCAAGTTATTATCAGAAGCACAAAAGCTTAATAAAGAAGATGATAATTGGAATCCTAAGTTAGCAGGTCAATTATATACAGGCCGAAGTTATCAATATAAAAGAGAAACAAGAGATGAGGTTGAACCTTATCTTAGAGCACAACTAGAAAGTTTTGCTAATATTTACATTGATAATCAACCAGATAAAGCTAGAGCTGATTTTTCTAAAGTAATTCAAATACCTCAAAGAGAAGATAAAACTAAAGATGGATTTTTAGAGTTAAATAGTCTATGGGTAAACTTTCAAAAAAAGAACGACTATAATCCTTTACATACACATGAGGGTAAATTCTCTTTTGTAATCTATTTAAAAGTTCCAGAAAATATATTTAAAACAAATACAGACAGCAATACAAAAAATGCTGGTAAAATTTCTTTTGTGTACGGTCAAGGAACCTCAGATTTTGATAGAACACATTATATCGTAACACCCTATGATAAGTTAATGTTTATTTTCCCTGCTTCATTACACCATGAGGTAGCTCCTTTTTGGGTAGATGAAACTAGAATATCTGTATCAGGTAATTTTCAGTTGGTGCCAAATGATATTTAATCCTTATTGGTACTTTCAATCCGTCTTAACACCTGATGAGTGTAATAAGATTATTGATTTAGGTCTAAACAAAGACATGAAAGAAGCTGTTACCCACGGCAATAACGAAAAATCAGATGACAAAACAATTCCTCAAGCTGATACTACAGTTGAAGAATTACAAAAAAAAGAAGGTAAAAACTTAGAAGAAATAAATCCTTATATAAGAGATAGTAAAGTTTCTTGGTTAAACGACCAATGGATTTATGATAGAGTATGGCCTTATTTAAATCTAGCAAATAGGGACGCAGGTTGGAAATATAATTTTGACCATGCAGAGTCTTTTCAATTTACAACATATAAAGACGGTGGTTTTTACGGCTGGCACCAAGATTCAGGTACAGACCATCACGCAACCTATCGAAGATTTATTCCAGGTATATCACGCACAAAACAAAACGGCCAATTAGAAAAAGGATATACAACGGCAGATAAATTTATCGGTAAAGTTAGAAAGTTAAGTGTAACTATCAACTTAAATAAACCAGGTGAATATGAAGGAGGCAATCTTAAATTTGATTATGGACCGCATACTCCAGGAGAAAGATACCATGAGTGTATAGAGATTAGACCTCAAGGTTCTATAATAGTATTTCCATCTTTCATGTATCATCAAGTAACACCTGTAACTAAGGGTACAAGATACTCTTTGGTTCTATGGGCATTAGGAGAACCTTTTAAATAATGGACAAAGATTTTTTTAAAAAAAATGACTATGTAATAAGACGAAGTTTTATTGACCCTAATATGTGTACTCTATTGTACAGATATGTATGTTTAGCGAAAGCTAGATTAGAGTATATAGATTTGACAACACAAGGTAATTTTGATGAACAACCATGGGGCACATTTAACGATACACAGGCTCCAGGAGATTATAGTAAATACGGTGATTTAATATTTGACACATTATTAGAATTAGGTGTTCCTACTATGAAAGAAATGACAGGTATAGATGTAATACCTACTTATAGTTATCATAGATTATATACAGAGAAAACAATTTTAAGAAGACATAAAGATAGACCAAGTTGTGAGTTATCCACTACATTATTTTTAGGACATGATATTTCAAATTTAAAAGAAGAAAATTATTCATGGCCTATGGGTATAAAAAAGAAAGACGGTGAAGAAGTAGAAATACATTTAAATCCTGGTGACATGATTATTTACCGAGGTTGTGAAGTAGAACATTGGAGAAAACAATTTAAAGGTTTAAAACACGCACAAGTATTTTTACATTATAACGAAAAAGATGGTAAGTATCATATGCCTTTTGATACTAGACCTATGTTAGGTTTACCTGGTGCTTGCAGACAACAGAAAAAAGAACCAACAAGAAAAAGTATTGATTATGGTTGGGAACCAGATAATGATTATAAGACTTTTGATATTATAGATTAATGACTGATAAACTGATAAAACTAATTTCAGAAAAACCTGAAACACCATTTGCAGCTCCTGAACAGGAAATTTGTATATGGGAAAGTAATGTATTAGATGACCTTGATGTAAATGAATTGACAGATATTATATTAACTAATGAAAGAAATCTTATAGAAAAATATCCTGCATTTGATGATGGTCAAACAGGTTTAGGTAATGATAGTTTAACTTCAAGGTATCCTCATTTTAATCTTTTTCAATGGAAACATAATGGGCTAAATGAAACTGTAAGAAAAACACATGATAAATTTATAAGTGTTTTAGGATATGAAAATACAGATTTGTACGGTCAATGTTGGGCTAATGTATTAAGAACATCTCAACAGATAAAATCACACTCACACTATAACGATACATTATGTTATCTTGGTGGACATATTTGTACAAAAGTAAAAGACACACATACACATTATGTTAACCCATATACTAAGCAAGTATATTCATCAAAAAATGAAATTGGTAAAATAACATTATTTCCTAATTGGATAGACCATTATACAGACTATAATAAAAGTCCACAAGAAAGAGTTACAATAGCTTTTGATTTATTTACTCCTGAGTTTTTTAATACAAAAGTAAAAAAAGAAAAAAAATCTCATTGGGAAAAACTATGATAATACAAGAGTTGAAATCAAACTTTGATTCTTATGGCCAAGGTGATAAAGATGAAATACAAAATGTTTCTACCATAAAGTTGAAAAGTGGTATGAGTTATAGTATTATAGAAAACTTTTTAGGCAAACAAGAACATCAAAGTATTTTAGATGAAATGAGTTCAATTTATTTTCCTTGGTTTTATAATTCAAGTATGACTGATTATGAAACAGATTATGGTTTTTTTAGCCATACATTTTATAAAGAGTATAAACCCAATTCGGATAGTTTTAGAAAACTAATAATACCTATTGTTCAAAAAATGAATGTAAAAGGATTGATGGAAGTCAGAGCCAATTTTATGACAAATAAAAATAAAAGATATGAGTCAGAATGGCATACTGATAGAAAGTTTGATTGTAAAACAGCAATTTATTATGTAAACACAAATAACGGATATACAATACTTGATAAGGACGAGCAGATAAATATACCATGTAAAGAAAATAGTATGTTGATATTTGATAGTGATATATTACATAAGGCTGTAAGTCAAACAGATAATGAGAGGAGAATAGTAATTAATTTTAATTACTTTGAATAGAAAATGGAAACACAATGGAAAGTAAATGTTGTTAATGAAAAAGGACGATTTCCTTATCTTATTATAGACAACTGGTATACACCTGAAGAAAAACAATTAGTAGAAACAGAATTAAATTATTACTTAACATCTAAATCAAAAGAAGATTTACATAGAATAGGTGATGGTGGAGATGTGGCTAGAGGCTCTGATGGTCAATCTAAAGCAAAAGGATACAGATGGTTTCCTGGCGTTATGTATCATAAAGAGTTTAGAGATATTTCTCCTATTTTAAGATTCATTAATAAATCGCAAACATATGAGTTTCATCAAATTATTGATAGAGTCAGACCAGCTGGTAGAAATTTTAGAGTAACAAATAATGATGACACTATTGTTACCTACTACCATGAAGATGATGAATATAAAGCTCATACAGATAAGTTTTACTGGACACAATGCGTTTGGTTAAAAAAGAATGAAGAAGCTTTTGAAGGTGGTGATTTAGCATTAGCAGACCCCGAACAAACAGTTAAGATGAAGGACAATCGTTGCATTTTCTTCCCTAGTCCAATGTTTCATCAATCAACACCAATTAAATTTAATAAAAAAAATCCTCAACTAGGAGATGGTAAATTTACTATCACACATTTTTACTGGTTTAAATAATGATTTATATAAAAGATGATTTTTTAACGCCTGAGGAGTTTAAAGACATTGAAGATATGATGTTATCTGAAAACTTTCCTTGGTTTTATAATGATTATAGAACATATAAAGGTGATAAAGATTTACAATTCGTGCATTGTTTTTATAATAATGGCATGGCACAAACAAGAGAATTTAATGTGTTGTTGCCATTAATAAAAAAGATTGATATTAAGTCAATTGTAAAAATTAAAGCTAATATGACGATAAAGGATACAAGATGTACTGAGTCATTACATACTGATATACCTTTTGATTGTAATACAGGCATTTTTTATATAAACGATAATAACGGAAAGACCAAATTTGAAGATGGATTTGTGGCTGACAGTAAAAAAAATAGGTACATCTCATTTAACTCACAATTAAAACATACAGGAACAATTCATACGGATACTAAAAGAAGAATCGTATTGAATTTTAATTATTTTTAATATGAAAAAAGAAGTAAGAATACATGAATTATTCCCAACGCCAGTTTTTGATGGTCACATTGATGTTAAACCTGAATGGTTAACATACGCTAAGAATGGCGACTATCAAAGAATGAGGTCAAACAATGGAGCATACACTAAAAATTTCTATGTTTTAAATGACCTGACAGACTTAAAGAAGGATATTAAAGAACAGTTTGATGTTTATACTAGAAACTATTTAAAAATAAAACATAATATTAATTTTGATTTTCAAAACTCTTGGATTAATAAACATATAAAAGGAGATTCAGCACACGACCATACTCATGTTAATAGTATTTTTAGTGGCGTTTATTACATACACGCTGGACCTGGCATGGGTGATATATCTTTTAAAATTCAACCTTGGTGGAATACAATAACACCAGGTTACTTATTAGAATTTGATGAAGTTAATCATGTTACAGGCTGCGAATATACTTTAACACCAGCACCAGGATTTTTAACATTTTTCCCATCACATTTGGTACACTATGTAGAACCAAATGATACAGATGATGAAAGATATTCATTAGCCTTTAATTTACATTTTAGTAATAGTAAATGGGGTGAAATGGAAAGTGAAATAGAATTTAAATGAGAATATTAGGTATTAGTCAAAATCATAACGCTTCTATATGTTTGATTGAAGACGGAGAAATAAAACTACATTGTGAAAACGAGAGATTGTCTGGTAGAAAACATCATGCAAAAGCATATGATTTGTTAGATACTATAAAAGATAGTATTGATTACTTGGTAATATCTGGTTTTTCTCCTAATAAAAAATATAATCAAGATTATGAAAAGTATTTAAAAGATAAAGGGTTTAAATTTAAAACAATAAATGTGTGGTCATCTCACCATATGTTTCATGCCTCTCATGCCTTTTATAATTCAGGTTTTGACAAAGCTCTTTCTATTGCTATTGACGGTATGGGCTCTGAATATTATTTTAATAATGATAATGATTTAAAAGATGGTTACGGTAGAGAGCAAAGAGCAACATTTGTCGCTGAATATCCAAACAACTTTACAGAGATAGATAAAGATGTGGTTGTTAATTTTAAATATGATGGTACAAATGACCATGTTAAAGTATCAAATGATGTAAGCGAAGGACAACTTTTTGAGATGACTTCAAGTAGATTAGGTTTTACACCGTTTGACGCAGGTAAGGTTATGGCTCTAGCCGCATATGGTAAAAATAGAAAATATCACATTGTCGGCAACCAAGACTTATATGACATATCAAATTTACAAAAACCTAAACTTAATATTGAATTTGGTGATAGTATTCAAAATGTATATGATTTTTGTGGTGATTTACAAAGACAATGCCAAGAAAATGTATTACAATATATAAAAGATAAAGTTGTACAAACAGGTATTACGAAGGTCTGTTTATCAGGTGGATACTTTTTAAATTGTGTAGCAAATCATTTTTATAAAGATAATTTAGATGGCATAGAATTGTATATAGAACCAGTAGCTACAGACGCAGGCCAGTCAATAGGTATTGCTAAGTATTTTTGGCATAATTTAAACAATGATACTACAATTAGAAAACAAAAATCAATTTACTATGGTTACGAAAGAAAATATGACAATAATGTTATATCAACTCAATTCAAAGATTTTGAAGTATTAAAAGCTGATGAAAAGGTTGTTGCAGCTGAATTGAGAAAGAAAAAACTTATAGGTGTATATGGTCAAAAATCTGAATCAGGTCCTCGAGCATTAGGTAATAGAAGTCTTTTATTTGACCCTACTGTAAATAATGGCAAAGACATTGTAAACAAAACAAAGAAAAGAGAACCATTTAGACCTTTTGCTTGTTCTATGAAAGAAGAATGTTTACACGAATACTTTGATACAAAGTTAGACAGTTCTCCTTTTATGATGTATGCAATGAAAACAAAAGTAAGTAGAGATATTATACCTGCCGTTTTACACATAGATGATACTTGTAGAGTACAAACCGTAAATAAAAAACAACACGAACATTTATATAATATAATAGATGAGTTTGAAAAGATTTCTGGTGTGCCTATGGTATTAAACACTAGTTTTAATTTAGCTGGTAATCCTATTGTAGAAACCATTACAGATGTATATAATACATTTAAAGATAGTGATATAGATTGTTTGTATTTTTATGAAACAAAACAGCTGATTAGGAAATTGGATAAATAGTATTATGGCTATAGAAGATAAAGTAAATGAGATTTTAGGTTTAGAACCTGCTAAAACTCCAATGGAAGAGGTTATCAAAAAGGAAGATTTTAAAGCTCCTGTAGTGAGAACCGAAGAAAAAGATAAAGAAGATGTGGATAATGACCATAAAAATAGTAGAGAATACTATTACAATCTTATTGAAAAAGGACAAGAGGCAATCGAAGGTATTTTAGATGTTGCAAAAGAAGGACAACACCCTAGAGCATATGAAGTTGCATTAGCTGGTATTAAGAATGTTGCAGATACAGTAGATAAGTTACAAGACTTAAATAAAAAACTAAAAGACTTAAAAGAGTTACCTAAAACAGCTAACAATAATATTAAAAACGCATTGTTTGTAGGTTCAACAGCAGAGTTACAAAAGATGTTAAAAAAAGATGATAAAATTGTTGAAAGCAAAACAATCACACCCGAAGAAACAGATATTTCAGATAAGTAAACTTGGTTATGTCAAAAACGGCATAATGCTACAAGACATACTAGAGGGTAAAGAAATGTTAGATTGTGTTGAAATAGAACACGACATTAATCCTAATTACGATAAAGAGTATTTTGTTTTCAAAGGAAGTAGTCGTATTGAAGCGGCTGTAAAAATGGGGTTTACCCATATTGAAGGAATAATTATAAATGAGTGACGCATATCTAGGCAATCCTAATCTTAAAAAGGTAAACACACCTGTTGAGTTTACTAAAGATAATATTAAGGAATATAAAAAATGTGAAAAGGACCCTATTTATTTTATGATGAATTATGTTCAAGTGGTTTCACTTGACGAAGGCCTTGTTCCATTTAAAATGTGGGACTTTCAAAAACATATTGTAAGGACAATACATGACAACCGATTTACTATCTGTAAATTACCAAGACAAAGTGGAAAATCAACAACAACTATTTCTTATCTATTACACTATGCTCTT